AATATCATCAAGAGGGTTTTTTGCTGGGCCCCTCACCAGCCTTCAGATCTAAGGAAGAGAATGAGTAAAGAAGAAGCTATTGCGGTAATGGTTGAAACCTTTATCGAAATTAATAAAAGCATGGCATTAATGAGTGGAATGGGTGAAGAGGAAGTTTCTAAGTTTATTGAACAGAGTACTCCTTCTATCGAACACGCTCTTACTGCTGTTTACGAAGTAATGGTTGAAAAAGACATAATTAAATAAATTTACATGAGGTGAGCATCCCATATTTTGCCCTCATGTATTGCGGAAACGCACAGAACCCTAATAGGATCCGCCTCCTATTAGGGTTTTTTGATATAATATAACCATGACAACATATCTCAAAAAAGAAATGGAATCTGCTGGCTATGAAGTAGAAACTCCAGTAGAAGGATTATTGCTTGTAAAAAATTTTGTTACAGACGAAGAAATTAAACAATATTTTGAAATAATAAACAATGCTACTCAAGCTGATTGGGAAATTCAGTATACGCAAGGACTTGCTAAATTCTGTATGGCTAAGTTTGGAAGAGATGATGTTGAAAATTTAGTTGCAGAAGGTCTATTCGAAGTAACACAAAACTGGCACGATAAAAACTTAGCATTTACAGATAACCCTATTCATCACCAAGTAAGTAATCGACTTCAAAAAATTATGGATCAAGGTACAGAAAAGTTAATATGCTCTGGATTTTATTTTTTTCAAAGAATGCCAGAAGGGGTGGAACTTGTAGCCCATACAGATCAACACACAGATCCATCAATTAAGTATGCAGCAATCATATATATACATGATGATTATAAAAATGGTCAGGTGTTCTGGCCCAACAAAAACATTGAAATTGTTCCAGAGCCTGGAACACTAATTGTCTTCCCAGGTAATGATGAGTTTAATCATGGAGTTAGACATGTTGGTGCTGGCCCTATTAGATATGTGTTACCAGCATTTTTAAAGGTACCAAATTTTTACGACAATAATAAATACTCTTAATAACCAAAGTTTTCTAGTGTAGTCTTTCTAGCTAAAGGTCTACGCAAGTCTGCGTCTGAAAAAAACATAACTATGTTGTATCTAATACCTTCAGAAACGGGCATTACTGAATGATAGACATCTTCTGTAAAATATATTAAAGTTCCAGCTTTAGGCTTAATTAATTTATGCCCACCTGTTACACTATCAGAAGAATGATCTTCTAATAGTAATTCTCCTCCAACATAATCATCATTTAAATAAAGTAATCCAGTGTATACTACATCTGAGTCTTTTTTGCCTTCATATGTATATTCTTTATCTTGATGTCTAGTATACTTTTTCCCAGGTCTCAACCCTGCACCAAATATATTAATTACTTTTAAATCATTTTTTAATTTATATTTTTTTAAGAACTCTTCGTTCAAAAATAGCACACACTTATCTAGTGAACCAATAATGTTATTTTTATTTTCATATTCTAAGTTAACAATATCGTTATAACCCCAAAGAAACTTATCTTCGGGGCTAAACGATTTGCTAAACCCTAATATGTTTTCTAAGTCTTGTCCTTCTATAAAGTTTTCATGCACATGTATGGACATATGCGTTAAACTCTAAAGGCTCTATCCTCAGTTAGTACTAAATTAAAACAACGTCTTTTTCCAGTTAAAACTTTTGAAATTTGTTGTACACCAGAAACGCTCTTATTAAAGAACAATACGTCTCCAGGATTTAGATCTAACACAACGTCTTCATTGGTAATAGAGCTGTTAACAGTAACAGAACCTCCAGTAAATTCTGGGTTCAAAACTACCATTGCATGATATGCATCAATTTCTATTGGATTCTGATAAATATCTAAAAATAGTGGATTAGAAACAATTCCACTTTCGAAGTCGGTTAGTGCGTATCCGTTAGAAGGTACTGAAGCCAATGCAGCTTCTCTAACCTCTGTAAGATTATAACTAAGAGTTTTCATTGGCCTATCCCATGAAGCAAGCTGCTCTTCGGTAGGAACATAATCTGGATCAACAAGCTCTTCCCACTCCCATGGAGAAATCTCTAAAACTTTTACTCTAGCAATAAACAAAGTCTCTGTGCTGCACTTAGTTTTAATTGCTTCTCTTAACTTAGTAAAATATGGTCTAACTGATTCTCTATTGGTTATAATGGAATAGTTTTTTGCGGTAAGGTGTCCAGAAACATCAGTAGAGCTACTGTAACTTGTTTCTACCCAAGTATCAAGAAGTGCGAGCTCTTCTTCTGTAAAAAAATTTCTAAAGATGTGAATTCCATGTTGCCCGTACTCGTTAGTCTTTGTTACTGTGTCCAGTATTCCCATAATTACTCTCCCTTAACTTTCCAGTTGGCATAATCAAGCTTATCTTTTTCTGTACCATATAGCTCAACTAGCTTCTCTTCCATGCCATCAGCATTTTCATTCTGCCACTTAGTTGTTAAAGATACGCCTAACTCATTGTTCTCTTCGGCAGTTAATTCTCTTGGGTTATCAGCTAATTCTTTTTCTTTTAATTCAGATGCTAGTTTCTCAAACATGGCAACTAGTCTATCTTCTTCTATTGTTCTTAACCAATTCATATTTAGCTCCTTTTACTAATAGCCTATATGCAGGCTAATATCACTATGTAATTATACATCATCTAATATTATACATGTCCCCTGAAGTGCGAAAAAAAGTGCGGCGGCGGGCGAAACTAGAAGATCATTTATACATCTTATCAGTATTTTTCAGTATATGGTAAATAATAAACCCATATAGAGACAATATCCCAATAATAGCTATTTCCATGCCCTATATCTTTCTTCCAAGGTAAGTTCAAATAAGATATCCATCAATATCCTACAATCATCATGTCTCCAATATGTATGGCAAATGCCATTTTCAATATTTGGACACTCCAGCAATTTAGAGTCTATGTAGTCAATAAAGGCTTTAAGGGCTTCTTGGACAAGTAAGATTTCATTAGGTAGTCCATATATGGAGTTATTGGTTCCAAGGTCTATAAAGCCCATTAGAAGCCTTTTCTCAAGCATAGCTTTTTAGACTCTCCCGCCCATTATTTGATTATTAAAGCTTTCCCAGTCCTAAACATGATAAGATCTCTTTTACCTTCAAAAAAGTCCTTAGTTGCTTTTTCTGCCCCAGTTGCCCATGAATCATGGAAATCAACTATTACAATTCCACCAGGAACCATCTTATCCCATAGTTGCTCTAAGCAAATCTTTGTAGGATTGTAGTTATCAGCATCAATATGTAATAGAGATATTTTTTCTAGTTGATCAAAATCAAATGGAAATTCACCTCTATGGAATACTACATTTGAAAAGTCTTTCATTGTGTTAACAGCCTGATCCATTTCAACCTTAAATGGATTTTCTTTATAATATTCATTATCATGTTCTGTAAAATCAGTTACACCATCCCAAGAATCAAATAGGTGGATATTTGTTTTACAGTGCTTAGCCATGAAGTAAGAAGTGAATCCAGCATATACTCCACACTCTACAAAATCTCCTTCTAGCTTAGAAGCATGCTTTGCAGCAGACCATAGTATAAAAAGTCTTTCGTATAGAGGATGTCTTATGCTTGTTTCTTCTTTCATTATTTCTTTAACAAAATGATTGAACTCTGAAACAAAGTCTTCTGGTATTTCAAAATCTGTTTCCCATTCACCTATTGGGTAATTAATCATGATAAATCTCCTTTTATAAATATATGTGATAATTATAGTATATTTACTATATAAATGATATCTGGGAATTTAGATTTTAGGAAAGCCCCCCTTTCCCCCCATTGAAAAAATTGCTACAATGTTGAGATAGGAGAAGCAAGACATCTGGTATATTTGAGTTCCAGTGTAAGCCCCCACAAACCGAACTAAAGTGTATCATTAAAAAATTAGCAAAGTCAATAGGTATTCTAGTCGACTAGTATTTTAGATTTATAAAATGTTAAAAAAAATTTTTGTAGGGATATTGGGATTTGAACCCAAACTCGATTGTATATAAGACAATTGCTTTAACCAGATTAAGCTATATCCCCAAGAGGATTAGCGTATTCGTAAAAACAATTTCATGATCTTATTGTACCACCCCGCTTTGGTTTTACTCAACTACTTTTTTAGATTTACAAAAATGTTAATATTTTTTTATTTTGTATGATACACATATCCGTAAATTCGGACATTTCGGATAGTGCGCCCATAATTGTGATGCTAATCACACAAATAATCTGTGATTTAGTTCACAATGTCCGATTTGTTATAGTTTCTGAGTTGCTATTTGTCAGACCCCCCTGCTAGTATTATATTATTAAACAAACTAAAGAAAGGACATATACTATGTCAAACCTACACTCAATCGAATCTCTACTAATTGGCAAGGCTTATCGTAGCCGCTCTATTGAGGGCATTATCGAGGACGCTGAGCCTCGTGACAATGTCTACTATGTAGACGCTGACGCTTATGCCGTCCGTGTTCGCCCTACCAATGGACGCCGTGACGAATGGCGTACCCTAGCGGTAGCCCGTGACTAAGGTCACACACGCCTAACGGCGTGTCGCCTTGATAATGTCGGTCATAGATGATAGTCTTACAGACATAACAATTAAATAAGGGTATGAGCCTAGCAAATAAACCGAAAGGGTGAGCCTAGCAAATAAGACCCTAACTAAACTAACTAAACGAATAGGAAATAAATAAATGGACAGATACTTAGTAATAGATATAACAAGCGATGGGCTAGCCTTCGAGACCGCCCAATTAGATTTCTACCTCTCACCTCTAGGAATGCTACTAGTTGCCTTGTCAGTGGTAGCGTATAGAATCTACAAAGTAAAGCAAACAAAGAAAGCGAGATACTAAAAATGTATTCATTCGATAACACAGACAATTCCTACAAGTATGAAAGTATTCAACACGGATACGAAATTGAATACTATGATGAAGTAGAGGCAGACCCTATTGAAATCTCTCTAGAGGAAATGCTAGAATTAGAAGATGAAATGGAATTGGAAGAATTGGCGGAGGCGATATAAAATGACTAAATGCTCCCTATGTTATGGTAGAGGCGTTATCTATGTAGGTAACCGCCAAGAGTACGAGATAGAACACTGCGAGTGTGCTAAATGATCGTCCTCCAAACTATCTCACTAATAGCCCTATGCGTAGGCATAGGCTTCTCTGTGGCATATCTCACACTAAACTAACGGCGTGTCGCCTTGACAAAAGGCGCAGCTGCCCGCAGTCTTTTGTGGGCGTTATCCACAGGTTTATGCACAGCTGTGGAAATCCCCGAAATTTTGAGCGTAAGTTATCCACATGATCTAAATCACAAAAATAGTTTTCCGACACGCCCGAAAAACGGGCTAATTTGTCAGTGGTCTATGGTAGTATTCCATACATAAGATAAAAAAAGAAAGGTGGTTATAAAATGACTACACTAAATAAAAATGAAATAATCGGCTACTTAGTAGATAACGATTTTTGCGTAACAGATAAAATCTGTGTTTTTTGTTCAACACTAACAGACGGGTGGAATAGTATTTGCTACTCCTGCCGTGATTATAAAGGCATGATGAGCCTCTATGATGCCGTAGAATACTACGGAACAGAAATTCTCCCTAACTAAGAAAGGTAAAAACTAAATGGATACTTATAACAGAATACTAAAGGCTCAAGAAGAGCAACGCAAAATCCAGCGTGAAAAGGATAAAAAAGTAATTGAGGCTATGTTCTCAAATAATAATCGTAATCTAAATAATAATTATTTACTAAATAAAATAGATAAATAATCGGCGTGTCGATTTGACAAGATCGACAGCTGCCCGCAAGTTCTTGTGAGGGTTATCCACAGGTTACGAAGAGTTATCCACAACCCCAAAATTTGCGACACGCCCGAAAAAAATATGACCAGACAAATTTACTTTTGTGATAAAAATCACAATGTCCGATTTATACGCATTTTGGATTTGAAAATGTCAGTGGTTTTTGCTAAACTTACGGAGTAACAAAATGAAAGGAAAACTAAATGAAAACTTATTCTATTGAGGATTTACTAGTAGGGCAATTCTATCGCCCTTCATCTCTAGCCCGCCGATTTCATGGCGGAGAAATTGATTTTGCTGAAAAGCGTGATGATGTCTGGGTTGGCACAGATTATCAAGCCTACGCAATTCGCTATCGTGTAGCACAGTCTATCAAAACTAATTGGGCTACTATTGCCGTCAAGGTGTCTGACTTATAATGTCAGACCCTTCCGCTATAATCTAACTAATAACAAAACGAAAGGAAAACTAAAATGGATCTAAAAGACTTTAGAGATTTCATTACTGCTCAACGCTTAGCAGAAATCAAAGAAAAGCGCAATTCTAATCTCACCGCAATTTTGTCGGTGGCTAATGCTACAATTACCGAAACAACACGAAAGGAAAACTAAAATGAAAGTAATTCACACTCTCGCATTTGATTGCGATACTTGCTACAACAAAGGTTGGTTATTTTATGGTGACGGCGAGGATTATAATGTTGAACCTTGCGACTGTAATCTAACTTCAGATTTTGACGGCTCTCTATTTGTAAAGGAACAGGACTAATGTATAAACTAACAACAATTTATGACGGCGGAATAAGTAAAGAAACTTATGGCTTTTCAGATGCCCTTGAAGCGTTTGAGGCTTTCGCTAGATGTAAAGATGTAGGTTTCGCTATGGAAAACGCAACTTATAATCTAACTTTGCCTAATGGTAAAATGTATACAAAAAACTTTGATAGAACAGGATTGGTATCACAAAAATGATGACACGAAAAGATTATATTGAAACCGCTAATATTCTAAAATATGTTAGCGATAAAACTCACCCTGCTGTATTTTCAAAAATGGTAAATGATTTTGCGGAGATGTTCGCAAAAGATAATCCCCGTTTTGATGTTACAAGATTTCATGAAGCGAGTAATTATCGTGTGCCAAAATTCACTTCGTGAAAAAGTAAAACGAATTCAGGAATTGCGCCGCAGCAATGCGGCGCAACCTGTTCGCAATAAGAAAAAATATCGCAGAAAAATAAAACATAAACGGCGTGTTGATTTGACAGAATAGATCGGCGCCCGCAAAGGAGAGGGGGCGCAAGCTGCCTTACGTCAAGTCGACACGCATTCCCAGAATTGTGACATTCATCACAAAAATAATTTGCGACACGCCGAGGCTAAAATGGAAATTGTCAGTAGTTTAGTTTATAATAGCGACATAACCAAACGAAAGGAAAATAATGCTAAATACAGATAACTGGGCTTCATTCCCATTCTCCGTAAATGGAGTCAATTTTGTATCTAAGATAGATACTACTGGCTCATTCTATCCTGCTTTATCACAAATGCCAACAGCAATGGTGGACATGATAAATACTCAGGCTATTACCGAATTAGTAGGGGACCCTACTCTTATGACCACCGCCGAATTGCAAGCGGAATTGGATAGTATCAACGCAGGCGCTTCGCAGGCGCTTCTCTGCCTAGCCTAAAAATGTCGGTGGGCTAGGCTATAATCTAGCCCACTAACAACAACGAAAGGAAACAAATGTTATCAACCGCAACCGCTCTAATTCAGGCAACTGAAGACGCTATTTTTGATGATGACTCTATGGATTTTGCTCGCATGCTAACTCATAATCATAGCGAAATGTCGTCAGATGATTTTGCTAAGGCTATTTATCTTTATTCAGGAATAATTGCTTCTAGTGCCGTAGATAAGGCTACTAAAGTATTATTAGATAATTCAGAATTACAAGAACTAATGTCAGTTATTGACGAAATGGAAACTCTACGAAATGAGGTATTAGATAATGGGCAGTAATTTTGCTACCGAATTAGCGGACTATGATTTAGGATTAGATTTATCTACTGCTATCTCAATTCACCTATCTTCTAATCACTACCCGCCCGTTCCTCAAAGTATGGTAATGCCATGTATTGAGGCACTAGAGGCTTATTGGGAAGATGAAACAGATCGAGAGATAAAGATGCCCGAAGGCGTATCATACAAAGGATTAGATACAGCACCCGCTTGGGCTATCGTAGAACAACACCACCTAGAGGCGTGGCTATAAATGTCGGTGGGCTATGGTAAGATAGCCCTCCAAACTAACGAAAGGAAATAAACCAATGGCAACACTAACTATCGGTCAGACCTTCACAACCACTAATAGTGGCGTGACAGGAGTAATCAAGGCAGTAGATAACCACCCTTCAGGCGTGGCTCGTATTCTGCTAGATGTAAATGGCACAGAACGCTGGACTAGCGTATCTGCTAAGTAAATAATCGGCAGGGGCGAAATGTCAGTAGCCCCTGCTACAATCTCTCTCAACAAACAACGAAAGGAAATAAACAAATGGCTAGAGGAAAAGCAATTCAAGTCAAGATTGCCACCACTAAGGTAATCAAGGCTCTTGAAACAAAGTTAGCACAAATCCAAAAGGATAAGGCTAATCAGAAATCAAACGAGGAAAAGTTTGCGAAGGCTACTGAAAAGTGGTCTAAGGAAATCGCTAAACTTGCTCTCGCTCAAATCTCAAAGGCAGAAAACCTACGAGCAAATGTCAGATACAATGGCATGGTAAATGTAGATTTTGATTTGCCTAAGGGTGCTATTGACCTACCAAAAGAACCTGAAAAGGATTTTGACACTTATCATGAGTGGCAATACAAGGAAATGGTAGATGAAATTGAGAACGCAATTCGTATTCTCAAAATGACAGATGAGGAAGTAGTTTCAACCTCAACCTATAACGCTATTGCTCGTTATCTCTAATAAATTAGGGGGCTAGACAAAATCTAGCCCCTTATGTTAGAATACAGCACAGGAAAAAATCCCTGACCTGAGCAAGTCAAGCGATAAACTGCTCAACCAAAATCCCTACTAACAGAAAGTAAATAAATGAAAAATCGTTTTCGTGTTGAAATCTATGATGCGAATAAACTAAATGACCTAACTATTTATTCCGAACAAGGAATAGATAAAGAATACTTGACTGAAATTGTTTTTAGTAATCTTTCTAGGTTTTCTGGTAATGTGAAAGCGTATGTATATGATGAACTAAAGAAATCAAAAACTGTTGCTTTGTTTTTGCCTGAGCAAACTGTAAATAAATATAAACCTAAGCAATTGACTAGAATTGAATTAGGTTTGATCTAAAAGCTTGGGGCGGGTCTGTCTACCCGCCCCATTTCCCTTTTGGCCCGCAAAAGAGTGGGGGCCCAATGTGATTTAAGACACACTACGGCGTGTCCCCGAAATTTTGTCAGTTTAATCTGTTATACTATCGGCATAACGAAAGGATAACTAAATGATAAAAGTTGCTTGTTTATATTATGAGATTTGTGGCACTGCCACCTATTTTGGTGATGAGGCGGAATATGAGGTCTATGGCGATGATTGGTCATGCGCCGAATGCTTAGATACTGTTGCCGAATTTGCTGTCGGTATGTGGTGATAGAATGTCTACCATGAAACTAAAACGCTCAAAAGATAGGAAAGTTACCAATGCGGTATCCCCAAACGGAAAAACCCCCACGATTGCGAATACTTTTGGCCTACCTGCTGGTAGGGAGTATTCTTGCCCTGGTGCTACTAGTATTTGCGAGTCTGTCTGCTATGCTGGTAAACTAGAAAAAATATATAAAGGCGTTAGAGCTGTACTCTTGCATAACTGGGAGCTCCTACGCAATGCAGATATTGAAACAATGGTATCTCTTCTAGATGAGATGATTGTAGAATTCAAGGCTGACTGTGATAAGCGTTCTGCAGATAAACTATTCCGTATTCACTGGGACGGAGATTTCTTTAGCGAGACATATTCATATGCATGGAAGACTGTTATTGAGAAACACTCTGATGTTCAATTTTGGGTCTATACACGTGTAGCCTCTGCTGCTGTTATCCTAAAAGGAATTTCTAATCTGTCTCTATACTATTCGACGGATGATGAAAATAAGGATATTGCTAAGGAATTGCGTGTCTCTCATGGTACCCGCCTTGCTTATCTAGGAAAGACTTTCGCTGTCACCGAAACAACAATGAAAGAATTGACTGGTAAAGTTGGTGCTAAGTGCCCTGAAAACAATAAGTCTATTCCACTTATTTCTGCTAATGGTAGCGCATGCGTATCATGCGGCCTGTGTGTCTATAACAAGGCAGACATTCGATTTTCTGCGAGTAAAAAATAATGTCATATGCTGCTCATGAGGTCCGCCATGATATTTGGGAAACGGTAATGGACCACGTCGACTGTAACTGTAAATATTGCATAGCCTTGGAGGTGCTGGAAGAATTTATGCAGTGATCAGCTGCGGCCCCCACAACTGCGGGGTTATCCACAGCCTTACGAGTACCTGTGGATAACTCCCAAAACTAAATAGACAAATGTCGGTGGGGTAGTGTATAATTCAGGAACTAATCAACTATAGAAAGGAAAATTCATGGCTCATAACCTTGAAATCAATGGCGACGAAGTCGCTTTCGCCTTGCGTGGAACTCCCGCATGGCACAATCTCGCAAATCGAATCTTCTCACAAGATGAAGAAGTTTCAACACAACTCATGCTCGATGAAGCAAAACTTTCCAATTGGGACGTACGCTTATCTCCTGTTGCTGAACATATTCCTGCTGAATGGAACGATAGTTCTGGTTCACAATATGTAATTCGTAATAACCCATTCAATGGAGGAACTGATGTTCTTTCTGTTGTAGGTTCTAGATATAAAGTTGTTCAGAATGAAGAACTATTTTCATTCGCTGATAACATTCTAGATGGCGATTCTCGCTGCGCTTGGGAATCTGCTGGCTCTCTAAAGGCTGGTAAAGTTGTATTCGGTTCTCTTACTGTTCCTCGTGAAATGGTTTTAGACCCACAAGGTGCTAACGATAAGACAAAACTTTATCTTATTGTATGGACATCACACGACGGCTCTGTTGCTGTTCAGGCAGCAATTACTCCTGTTCGTGTTGTATGCCAAAACACTTTGAATCTAGCAATGAAGTCTGCTAAGCAATCTTTCAAGATTCGCCACACACAGACCGCTGAAGGCAAGATTCAAATTGCTCGTGAAACTCTTGGTCTAACTCTAGGCTATTTCGATTCATTCGAAAAAGAGGCTCAGGCTCTATTCAATGCTGAGATTACTGATAAGCAATTTCAGGATATTGTAAAAACAATTTATCCTAAGCCTGCTGAATCAGATTCTAAATTGGCTAAGACTAAGTGGGATAATAAAGTTGTTTTGCTAAATGACCTTTATCATAACTCACCAACTAATGCTAACATCAAGGGTACAAAATGGGGTGCTTTCAATGCGCTTACTGAACGCCTTGATTATTTCCGCCCTACTCGTAAGAGTAATTCAGAATCGAAGTGGGCTTCTGCTTCAGGATTCGACCCTGTTATTACTGCTGAGAAGAATAAGATTCTTCAAGTTGTAAAGTCATTCTAAAAATGACGGGGCCCCGCAAGGGGCCCCACCTAGGCCCCATGGAATAGTCTGGTTTAATTCGCCACCCTGTCACGGTGGAGATCACGGGTTCAAATCCCGTTGGGGTCGCAGCTAATACGCCCGCACAACTGAAGGCAGGCAGCGTGTGTTACGTATCACAAAACTTTTTTCCCGAAACCTGGTTGTAAATGTCAGTCAGGTCCGCTATAATACTCCACATAACAACGAAAGGAATACAATGGAAAATACTATAGAGGTTCCAACGACCTACAATGCTAATGTTCTTGTTCAATACAAGGACATCACAAACGGTGAAGTTACATTCCCAATTGTCAAGGTGACTGACCTTGAATATAAGTTAGAACGTATCAAAAACCTGGAAGACCACTTGTCTCGCTCACAAGGTACCATTAGAAAGATTATTGATAATCTAACTATGGAGAGTTGGTTTAATCCAAATACAGAAAAAGATGAAGTGCTTCGTGACCTGTGCACAATTCTAGACCACACTCCTCAACAGGAAATGTCTTGGACTGCAACTCTTACAGTATCAGGAACTACTTTGGTAAATCTTGATGAAGTTGAGGACTTTGATATTCGTTATCACATTGGTGACAATTTAGCAGTTGACTCAAATGATTTCGACACCAAGGTTGATTCATGGGATGTTGATTATATCGACAGTCAGGATTGGAACTAATGTATTATCAACTACAAGCACCTAGTGGTGCCGTCTGCAAGGCGGCCTACTGGGAGGCTGAGTTCTCAGGCCTGGACCCATACTATTTAGAAGACAATGCTTTTGAATTAGGAACTGGCAGCATTGAAAAGGTTTCGGCCTTGATTTCTAAGTATAAGTTAGATATACTAGTGGAATCAGATTATCAGCCAACAGGCTACACTAGGAGGTAAAATGGATTACAGAGAAGGTTTTGAAGATGGTGTCAAGTTTACTCGTGAAGTTATTATCAATAACATTCGCAGGTGGGCAGAAGCCCATGATGATGGCGCCGTATTAGATTGGGTTGCAGACAAAATCGAATTTGGGACATTAGACCATGACCTCTGAGGATCTAACTAGATGGATCAAATGTGATTCATGTTCAGCACAAGCTTTATTTCTGGCTAGAGGAACTAGCGGGGAGCTGTATTTCTGTGGCCACCACCGAAATAAGTACAAGGTCCTTGACAACTGGGCCTATGAAATTATAGAATTGAATAAGATTGAGGAAGTTCCTCAAAGACTAGAAACAGAAAGGATATAACATGGGAGACCGTGCAAACTTCGTCTTTGTACAACCAAGCGGAGAGACAATCGTACTATATGGGCACTGGGCAGGCTACAACATGCTAGAGAATTTAGCAGAGGCAGTAGCAAAGGCACAGCCACGTTGGTCGGACCCTTCATATGCTACACGTATCGCAATCAGTAATATGATTGGCGACGCATGGGCTTCGGAAACTGGATGGGGCCTGCAGGTAAATGAAATCTCAGACAATGAGCATAAGATTCCTGTAGTAAACTGGCTCGAATGTACATTCAGTCTTCATGAAGAAGATTCATTCCATAACGAATCTAATAAGGTTCGAGGTATGAAGAACGAAGCAATGTTCACCATGGACCTACGTGCATTTGTTGAGAAATACACGGACGCCAAGATTTTGGTATAATAGAGGTTCACATCTTGTGAGGTGCGGCTACTAGGGTTAGTCACCAAGTCGCTAAGTAAGGCAGCTTTTACTTAATTCCTTTCGTTTGTGCTAGCAGCCTCACATTCTAGGGCCCCTTCGGGGGCCCTTCTTCTTGCCCACAAATACCAGAGGGTATCAAAAACTGTTTACGTTGTCAATTATATTTTTCCCGAAATTGTTAGCTTTTGTGAGATTTGTGATCAAAATCTCATATTTGTGTGAGATATTGTCAAATGTCAGTGGGGGATTGTATAATATGACAATAACGAAAGGAAATGAAATGCCAAATTGGGTATATA